GGCGCGCCGCTGAATTGTGGGAACGATGGAACACGGACGACGGCGAGGCGTCGAACAAGGTCAAACTGCGAGGGTTCAACAATGAAGGATGAAACATTAAACGCCGCCATCGAGGCGAACGGCGGCCGGCCATTCGTGGCGGTCGCGCTCGGTGTCTCCGAGTCCTATCTATCGCTTTGCGTGAACGGGCACCGGACCATGACAGACACGGCGCGCTACATTATCGAAACCGGGCAAGCTGAAACAATGGACCGGCACCGGGTCGAGGAATGGGGGGCGCAATCATGACGGTCAATATCGGCGAGCATTGCGTGGATTGCCGGCGTTCGGTCGCGTTCGGGTCCGGCTTATTCGTTAACCGCATACCGGCGGACAATGGCGACCTCGACGGCTACTTATGCGCCGAATGCTTGAGTGAAGAATGCGAGACCTGCGGCGAGATCACGCCAGAATGGACCGGGCGCAATGAGGTCATACAATGCGAGGAATGCGCCGAACGGGAAAACCCCGAGCAGTAGCGCCACCTATCAACCAAACGAAGCCGGGCACGTCCCGGCTTTTTTGTGCCCGGCCGCAATGTCCGGCCATATCCCGACCGCATAGGGCGCGCATATAGCGCCGCAAATCCGACCTGCATACACCCTAGCACAATCGCGCGAACGCCTAGCACGCGGCAACCACGGACGCCGTGGAGCATGCCAGCATGCAGGGCAATAGTACGCCATAGCACGCCGGCGCGGCCGCTCGGCATTACCACGTCAATCCTGCGCTTTACCACGTCAATCCGGGCGCAATCCCGGCGACCGGCCGAGAATCCCGCGAATCGGCCCCAATCTGACCGAAGCGACGGGCGACGCGCCTAAGTCATTGATTCGCAAGGGAAAAACGGACCATCTCCCAACGGGCAGGTTAAGCCTCGAAAAGGGCAAAAAACCCTTATATATCAGGCACTTAGCAGGTACTCCTCGACGGAACTGCCGTGGGTAGTCGCGCGCCGCAAAGTTCGCGTAGAAATAGAATTTTGCTAATGTAAACAACAGCTTATAGAATCACCAAAAGCAACCAAGGAAAAAGCATGCCTAGCACTGGCGGCGTCAAGATCGGTTCGAGCTATGATGAGGCTCGGACACGCAAGGTAAATGCAGAAGCGCAGATTGCCGAGATAGAGTTAGAGAAGGTTCGTGGCGAGCTTGTCCCGGCTGAAGATGTAGTCAACGCCTGGAACGATGTGCTTGGTGCGCTCAAATCCAAGCTGTTATCCATACCCACCAAAGGGGCACCGATACTATCAACCGAATCCAAGGCCGGTGTTTGCCAAAAGATACTGGAAGACCTAATCAACGAGGCGCTAGAGGAACTATCCAACTATGAGCCAAGCACCGACCCAACCAAAACCACTGGTATCGCACCTGAAGTCAGCGATGGAGACCCTGAGACCGCCCCCAAGGCTAAGCGTAAGCGAGTGGGCAGACCAAAGAAGACGGCTAGACTCGCAGAGTAGCGCGGAGCCAGGAAGATGGTACACAAGCCGTGCTGAATACCAACGAGGGATAATGGATGCGTGCTCTGATTCGACTATTCAAGAAGTTGTTGTCATGGCTGGAGCACAGCTTGGGAAAACCGAGGCTATTCTCAACATTGTGGGGTATCACATTGACAATGACCCTTCTCCTATACTGGTGCTCCAACCTACTCTTGAAATGGCTCAGGCGTTCAGTAAGGACCGGGTGGCAGCAGGTCTCATCAAGAGTACGCCGGCTCTTCGAGGAAAGGTAAAAGACCCGCGCTCCCGAGACTCAGGTAACACAACACTTCACAAGATATTCCCAGGTGGCGCTATAACGATGGTTGGCGCTAACAGTCCGTCCGGCCTGGCTAGTAGACCGATACGCATTGTGCTCTGCGATGAGGTTGACCGTTACCCGCCATCTGCCGGTTCAGAAGGTGACCCAATCCAGCTTGCGCGCAAGCGGTCAGCTACTTTCTGGAACCGCAAAGTCATCATGGTTAGCACCCCGACTAATGAAGGCAACAGCCGTATCGCAGAGGCATACGAACAATCTGACCAGCGGGAGTTCTATGTTCCCTGCAAACATTGTGAGGAATATCAAACACTTACATGGTCTAACGTGAAATGGCTTGAAGATCAGCCGGAAACCGCAGCATATATGTGCAGCGAGTGTGCCGTTTTGTGGAGCGATTCTGATCGGGTTTGGTCAATTCGTAACGGACAATGGCATGCCGGCAAGGAGTTCACTGGTGTTGCGGGGTTCGCAATCAACGGATTGTATTCGCCCTGGACACCGCTTGCTGACGGTGTGAAAGACTTCCTGAAGGTAAAGAAAAGCCCAGAACAATTGCGCGTGTGGACGAACACCTACCTGGGACAAACCTGGGCTGATGCTGGCGAGACTGTAGATGACTACATGTTGGCAGAGAGACGAGAACCTATGCCGGCGGTCCCTGATGACGCAATGATTCTAGTTGCCGGCGTGGACGTTCAGGACAACCGTCTTGAGATAACCATACTGGGCATTGGTCGAGACGATGAAAGCTGGGTGATAGACCACATCACTTTGTATGGTGACCCATCTACCCCGCAGCTTTGGAGCGCCCTGGATTCTCAGTTGTTCAAACAATACGAAACTGAAAGCGGCAGGCAGGTTGCCATTCGCGCGGCATGCGTTGACTCAGGTGGTCACTTCACCAATTCCGTGTACACATATTGCAAGAAAAACGCTGGCAGAAAAGTGTTTGCAATCAAGGGCTTAGGAGGCGAAGGTAAGCCTATAGCGGGAAGACCAAGTAAGAATAACGTCGTTAAATGCCCTTTATTTGGCATTGGAGTGGATACGGTAAAAGACTTGTTGTTCGCCAGAATGCGGATACAAGAGCAAGGTGCTGGATACATACACTTTGCAGACCATCTCAACGAGGAATACTTCCGACAGTTGACCGCAGAAAAAGTAGTGACTCGCTACCACAAAGGTTATAAAAAGCGCGTGTTTGAGAAGATTCGCGCTAGGAATGAGGCGCTGGACTGTATGGTCTATGCATACGCGGCGTATGCAATCATTGGAATCAACGTCAATGCCTTTGCAGAGAAAGCGCAAGCCATTGCCGAAGAGAAAACTAAGGCCGCTGAACCTGAAGTATCAAAGCGACCTACCAGAAGGTCTTTTGTGCCACCAACTCGTAAGGGGTTTGCAAATTCATGGCGGTAATTAATGACTAATCTATTCGACCCCGCAAATGCTCCCACGACAGAGCCGGAAGAGTTCACTGTTGGGGACTTTGTGCAATGGAAGCGTACTGACTTCGTTTCCGACTATCCTACCGCTGAATACTCTGCTCAATACGTTGCCCGGTTGCACCAAGGCGGCAGCGCTGAGTTCACCGTTAGCGCCACTGAGATATCTGACGGCTACCTGTTCACCATAAACTCTGCTACCAGCGAATTAATCACGGCTGGCCTCTACCATTGGCAGCTAGAAATTACACAAACATCCAGTAGTAACAGGGTTGTCATAGCGACCGGCGATTTCAACATCCTGGTCGACTTGGATAACAATCAAGCGGACCCGCGCATACACGCTGAAATTATGGTCAGCAAGATTGAGTCACTTCTGTCTGGTAAGGCAGATGATGATGTAGCCAGCTATTCCATTGCCGGTAGAAGCCTGACAAAGCTGTCCTTTACAGAACTGACAGAGGCCAGAGACTACTACCGACGAGAAGTTGCCGAGCACACCAATAAAGAACGCATCAAGCGTGGCAAGAAAGGCAATGAAACAATCAAAGTGAGGTTTTGATGGGCATCTTTGACGTATTCAAAGCCAAGCAAGAAACTCCGGTCAAACGGATGAGAGGATTTCCGCCGCAGGCCAGGTCATACGCTGGAGCGAACACTGGGAGACTGTTCGATGATTTTAAGTCATCTGAACGAAGTGCTGATAGCGAGCTTTATCCTGCAATCCGTAGACTACGCAGTCGTGCTAGGGATCTTGCTCGCAATAATGAGTACGCAAAACGATACCTGACCCTTCTAAAGAATAACGTCGTAGGAGACCGAGGGTTCACACTCCAGGTCAAGGCTATGACTAGCGATGGCAAGCTGGATGAGAGCGGTAACCAGGCGGTAGAAGACCGATGGCGCATGTGGGGCCGTTCAGGGAACTGCACGGTCGATGGTCGGCTTTCCTGGCTAGAGGTTCAGAAGCTTATCATTGAGTCCTGCGCGCGAGACGGTGAAGCGTTTGTTCGTATTCACCGCAACGCAACCTTCCAAGACTCTATATCGCTGGAGATAATAGAGCCTGACCGCGTCGATGAAGAGCTATCTAAGCGCCTTCCAAACGGCAACGAGATAAGAATGGGCGTAGAGCTAAACGGTTTTAAGAAGCCTATCGCTTATCACCTTTTGTCATATCACCCTGGGGACTACGATTTCACTACTATGAGTCAGTCTCCAAAGCATATCCGGGTGACTGCTAAAGAGATGGTCCACGTTTACATGCCTCTTCGCGCTGGTCAGACCAGGGGCGAGACATGGTTTGCTCCGGCAATGGCCACGATGAAGCAGTTGCACGCCCTGCGAGAGGCTGCAGTAGTCAATGCTCGCGTTGGTGCAAGTAAGATTTG